CAAGGTCGAAGACCATAAGGTAGAGCTGACGTTGAGAAAGGACGGAGATGTTGTGTGGGATCAATACGAAATAGAGGAGGACTGACAATGCCAATCGACACCACACTGACCGAGCAAAAGATACAGCGCGTGCTGGGCGGGTTCATCGCCTCGCCCAAGTACCGCGTTGACGGGCTGTTTGTATTCGGCTGGGAGAGCGACAAGCTCATCTGGACCAAGGCGGGCTACATCTATGAGTTTGAGATTAAGATAAGCCGCTCGGACTACATGAACGACTTCCGCCACAAGGTAGAGAAGCACCTGCTGCTGAACTCGGCTATGCCCGACGAGAGAACCGTGGCACGCGAGGCTGACCTCTTCGGCAACCTGCTCAAAGAGAAGCGCAAGCGTTACCCGCAGATTACGATGGAGCAGGCCAAGGACAGAATGAAGCCCGTCGGCGAGCGGATGCCGAACTACTTCTACTATGCCGTGCCCGAGGGACTGCTCGATGCCAACGAGGTGCCGCCCTACGCAGGACTGGTGTATATCACCACCTGCAAGGACGGTTTCGAGGACCAGTCCGACAAGTGGCTGCACAGCATCAAGATAGTGCGCAAGGCTCCGCAGCTGCACAAGACGAAGTACACAGACGCGGAGCTGAACCTGGCAGAGAAGTTCTACTACAACATGAAGACCTGGCAGCGCAACTACCGCGAGCAGGTGGACTATTCGCTGATGTATCGTGAGCGTCTGCAATACGAACTCGACAGCAAGCACCAGGAGAAATCCTACAAGCAGCTGCAGGACGAACTGAAGGCTGCTGAGGACAAGGCGCGGTCGTGGGAGCACGCAGCAAAGAATTACTACGGCCTGTATATGACGATGGTCGAGGGTGCCGACCTTACGACCATCGAGCGTCGGCTCATGGTAGCCGAAATCAAGAAGTACAATCCCAACTTCGACTACCAAACCATCATGACAGAGGCCGACCGCATCTACAAGGAGCGATACCCGAACAGAAAGTAAAATAATTAAAAGGAATACGACTATGACAGATTTTGAGACTGCAATGCTTTCGTTCCTGCAGGATGCGCAGAACGAGTTTAACAGCGAGAAGGAGGTGGAGCACTTCATCGGGAAGCACGCTCCCAAGTTGATGGAAGCCGCCCGCAAGCAGCTGATGGCGGAGATTTGGCACAAGGAATCGGAAGACCCTGGCAACAGACACCCATACCCTGTGCTCAATCCAGACGGGGAAATGGCATACGCCTACTACGAGGAGCTGTGCGGATGGCAATTCGACCGAGACTTCAAGCGTAGTACCCGTATGCTGTGGCTCGACATTGAGAAGATTTTACCAAAGGAGGGCTGATAATGGATAAATCATGCGACAACTGCCTTTACGGAATGAGAGTCGAAGAGGACAAGCTATGCTGCACATACGCAGGCATCTGCCATACGCCAAACGGAGATAAAACAGCATGGACTCTGAAAAAGGAACAGCAGTATGCCGAGGTGGTAGGCCGACGCTTCCGACCGACGTTCAGCTCGCCGATTGACTATTTTGAGATTCGCGGCTACGATGCCGAGCGCGACATGGTGCTGACCACGGCACACCCCAAGCAGGGCGAACCTTTCGATGATGAGATAGAGGAAGTTTATTTGATGGCCGCTTTCGAGAATGGTGACTACAAGGCCGTCAACGACAAACCCGTTGACGAGCGGACGTTTGAAATCATGGCACGGCCATACCTCGACATGATGCCGCCAACGGTGACGCGCAAGCAGAAGTTCTGCGGCCCGTGCTGCGACCGCTGCCAGCACCGCTTCGGCACGACGAGCAACCGCGACTGGTGCAGTAGACACTACGAGAACGACAAGTGTTACAGATTCAAATTGGACAAGCAATGACTGAAATTGAACAACTCCGCAGAAATACGGAAAAGGCATACAATGCCGCATTGAGATCAATGTTCGACCTCGTGAATGCAATCACCGAGGAACGGAACTATTATCGTGAACTATGTAACAAGAAGGAGGCCAACCAATGAAACTCTTCAAGCGATTACTCGACCTGCTGAACATCCACCCCGACGAGAACCAGCGGTGGACGCTATCTACTCTGTTCATCGTCGGGCTGCTGGATGCCTACGTCGGGCCAGCCATCTCGAAGGCGTGGGTGACGGAGCTGCCTGCCGAATGGCTCGCCTTCCAGTCGCTCGTCTATTCCGTGGTCGGGCTGTTCATCGGCATGATATGGAAAGGCTGGGTGCGCCGAAAGGCGATCCAGTGGTTCACGGTGCTCTGCGTCATCGAGTCGGCAGCAGGCTTCTGCGTCGGCATGTGGCTCTGCTTCGTGGAATACAACGTGTGGGTGCTGGCCATCGCCTGCCTGCTCTACGGCACGCTGGTGTCGGAGTTCATCGGTAAGTGTCTGATGACGTTCCGACCAAAGCTGTGGAACGAGCACGAACGCGAGGTCTATGACAACAACAACGACGTGGTGTGCGGCATCTACTGCATCGCCGGCTACGTCTGCGCCCTGCTGTTCATGCCGTCGCTGAAGGTGGCCATGTTCATCTGGGGCATCTGCTGCGGGATCGACAACGTCGGCTGGCTCGTGGCGTACCATAAGAATAGGGAGAAGTTTTTGGAAATCAATAAGGGATAGAATTATGGCAACAACAGTAACACTGCAGGATATTAAGGCACGGCCATTGGTCGAAATCGCATGGCGAGGTTATATGAATACCGCGCTGTCCGACTGGAATATCCGCATCTATCGGGAGCGGATGAAGTCTCCAAAGGACAGACGTTACGACATTGCGGACATCGTACAGGACGGAAACGACCCGATGGATAACGAGGAAATGCTCGACCGCGCCCGATGGTACATCGAGAAGAACGTGTATACCGACGAGCAGTGGGAGAAATACCTCTTGCCCGCCATCAACGAGATGATAGCCTACAACGACGCATTCGTGCGCTGGTTGCCAGGCTACGTCATCCGCTCGAAGAAGGACGGTAGCCTGTGGGTGGTCGAGTTCGACTACGCGACGGGGTTTGAGTCGTCGTGCGGTCGGAAGTGCAGGAACTTTACGTCGCTTTCGATAGCGCGGCTCCACGACGACGGCCACGTTGACAGCAGCTGGGCGTGGGCAAAGTACGAGGATTACGAACTGGTGGACAAGGACCACTGCGAGGAGAACATCGCCAAGATCCGCGACTACCACGTCGCAGGCCATCACGAGCCGCCGTACTACCTCGACAGCAGGATTGTGGATATGTATTATCAATAAAGGAGTTTTGAAGATGAAGAAGATCATGTTTAACGAGCGCTACGGTCTGCAGCAGGCCGTGCTCGAGGGAAGGAAGACAATGACGCGGCGCGTCGTCAAAGGTTATTTCGAGGACGTGAAGGCGATCCACGCAAACGGTGAATGGCACTTCATCGCAGACACCAGGGACGGGGACTCCGTGGAGATCAGACCTCACTACGAGGAGGGCGAGACGGTGGCCGTCGGACAGAGGTACGGGGACATAGCGTGGCACACCAACCAGCATGCCCCTGCCGATCTGAGGACGGAGATGGAGAGGCTGCAAGAGGAGAAAGGCTGGGTGAACAAGATTTACGTGAGGCCGGAGCTGATGCCACACCGCATCCGCATCACCTCCGTCAGATTCGAGCGCCTGCAGGACATCAGCGACGAGGACGCGATGAAGGAGGGCGTGTGCGAGAATGACGAATTGGAGATAGACAAGTTCACTCCATGGCCGCTGACCCTGAAGCCGTACAAATACAACCTGGATAATGAAAAGGCCTTCTGTGCGCCCCGATATGCCTTTGGGCATCTCATCAGGAAGGTGTGCGGCAGCCGCACATGGAACGAGAACCCATGGGTGGCGGTGTATGAGTTTAAACTGGTGGAGTAAAAGGAGGACTGACCTATGATAGAGAACAACGACCCGTATTCAAGGTTCACGCTAAGGACGGTACCGCTGCTGATCGCCTCGGCCGTGGTGACGGGCATCATCCTGCTGGTGGTGGCGCTCCTTCAGGAGGTCGCTTTCCGCATAGTCAGGAGCGGATCTGCAGACGGCTTCCTTATAGCAGGGGCCAGCCTGATGGTTTTATTACGTTATTTTAAATACAAGGATTGGTTATGAGAGAGATCAAGTTCAGGGGCCGCGGCATAGGCGGCTCTTACAAGGGTGTGTGGTGCTATGGCGATATGAGCCACGGCAGCCTTGGCCACAATGGCATGTGCACGATATGGCTGGAGGAGAAGCACTATCTCTCCGGCATCGAGGTGAGCCGGGAGACTATCGGCCAGTACACCGGCCTGAAGGACAAGGACGGACGCGAGGTCTACGAGGGGGACCTTTTCAGTCTTAACGGAATAGCGATTAAGGTTGTATACGAGCCGGACGGCGGGCGATTCTGCCTGAGAATGGCCGACGACGAAAACTGGATGCTGTCGCTTGATAAGGCGTTCTGCAGCCAATATCAGGTCGTAGGAAACGTTCACGACAATCCGGAGCTCCTAAACGCAGAATGACAGCCATGGAAAAGAGAAAGAACACTGTGCCGCCACTCGGACGGAGCTTCGGCAAGACACGGAAGATGTTGCCGTCGGCGCTTGAGTGGAACGCCGACGTGGAACGCCGCCGCAGGGAGCACCACGAGAGGCGGTGCGCAGAGGATCCTGTATATAAGCGGGCGTACGAGCGGGAGCAGGAGCTGAAGCGACGGATACAGAAAATGCATAGCATGGCGATGGCGCAGCTGCAGGACATAGGCACTGAGCCGGAGAACGTCAAGTGTCAGCAGGCAAAGGAGGCCGTCGAGGAGCCGCAGAGGGTGATGACACACGAGGAGGCGATGCAGATGCGCGCCATGCTCAAGGAACTCCGCGACAGGAACCTCCGGAAATGCGGGCTGCACCTGAGTGAGATAGCGGAGATACTGACAGATCCGGGCGTGGTGCATAGACTGGAGGAGATGGCCCAGGAGGCTGAAGCAGCCCAGGAGATACGCTCCACGGACAAGAGGTTCGACGAGGAGCTGATCCGCATGAGCGGGTTTGAATGGTAATAACTTTAAAAGATAAAAGACATGAACAAGAAAGTAGAAGATTACATCGAGAAGCACACCCAGCACGACAGCAACGAGATTGCCGGAGGCGGCTGGGTGGACGGAGAGTTCAGCCGCATGTTCCAGCCGTGGGTGAAGCCGGACTACGCCCGTGCGGCGGCCATGATAGCCGAGGAGCAGATACTGGGAAGGCTTGCCGACCACGGGTATTCCTACGGATCCGCAAGGATAGCCGAGGAGCGCATGCGCCAGATAGAGGTTGAAGGGTATGACGCCATGCACGACCGCCACCACACGCCGCAGGTGCTGTGCCGCGCGGCCCTGGCCTATGCACTGCACGAGGATCCTTCAGGTCTTGTCGCAGACGCTGCCGCCAAGCTGTGGCCATGGAACAAAGATTTCTGGAAGCCGAAGGACCAGATGCGAAACCTCGTCCGTGCCGGTGCCCTGATCGCTGCAGCCATCGATCGTCTCCATGCAGACACGAAGGAAGTGGAGGGTCAGGACGACAGGAAGGACAGGAAGTTTATACTGTCGCACAGCGTCAGGGAGATAGCCGGCGGCATCCTTTACATCACCGTGAACGTGTCGGAGCGGTGGCCCGACTGCCAGATATTCAGGACCTACCCCGGAAAGGGACTGCTGCAGATATCGTTCTACGAGGGCGAGGAGGAGTTCCCGGAGACGATCCCCATGAGCGAGGGCTTCGACCAGCACGACTACCAGTTCACCTCGCAGGTGGAGAAAGACCAGATGACGATCGTGGGCATCCCCGTCGACCTGCTAAGACCAAGGAAAGGAGAATGAGGTATTATGGAACAGGAACAATACGTGACATTCGAGACGGCGAAGCTGCTCTTTAAGAACGGATACATGAAGAAGTGCCGCTGCTACTACATGAAGGACGGCGAAAGGTTCGAGCACTGCCACCAGGAGGTGCTGCCGAGGGACGAGCCGACATACGACTGCCCCACGCAGGCGGCGGTGCTCAGGTGGCTCAGGGAGCGCTACAAGATAGCCATCGTGCCCATCCCCTACCGCTACCCGGACAGGTGGATCAACTTGCTCATATACCTCGGGGAGCCGATGGAGAAAGACGACAGGTACGACATGTGTCAGCTGATCAAGGAGTTCCCGTCATACGAGGAAGCGGCAGAGTACGGCATCATCTACGCGGTCGGCAGGCTCGTGGCCAAGATCAGGCGGGAGTGGATAATACGGGCCAGGGAGGAGAAAAAGGAGAAGAAGGATGGAGGAGCTGAAGTTTAAGGGCAAGGCGATATACGCCACGAAGGGCGCGGCACGCGAGTACGGACGGATAGGATGCAACTTCTACACAGGCTGTCCTCATGAGTGTGAGTACTGCTACCTGAAGCGTGGTGCGCCATCGAAGCAGCTGGGCGGTAACGTCGTACAACTGAAGAAGTGCTTCAAGGACGACGGCGATGCGCTGGAGGTGTTCAAGAGGGAGGTGCTCAGGCACTATGACGAGTGCAAGAGGTACGGCGTGTTCTTCTCCTTCGCCACCGACCCGATGATATTTGACACGATGGGGCTGACGCTGCGTGCCACAAGCATGCTGGCACAGATGGGCGTCCCGGTAAAGATACTGACGAAGTGCGCGTACTGGATCGACACGAGCTTAGGCAAGGACCTGCTCGAGCTGAACATGTTCGACAACATAGAGATCGGCTTCACGCTGACGGGCCGTGACGACATGGAGCCAAACGCCAGCGGGACCCTCGAGCGCATCCGTGCCATGAGGATCCTGCACGCCTCCAGGTTCAGGACGTGGGCGTCGATAGAGCCAGTCATCGACTGGGAGAGCGCCAGGAGGGTCATTGAGCTCTCGATGGACTGCTGCGACCACTACAAGATAGGACTGCGCTCCGGCGTGAAGAAAGACTACTACAAGGTGCACGAGAGCGGCGAGGCGATGGAAGAGCTGGTGAGAATAATCACCGCACACGGACGGACGGTATACCTGAAGGAGTCGGCCAGGCGGCTGATGAAGGAATGCTTCACGGAGAAGTATTGTAACGAGCTGCTGTCGTGTACCGTGGATATGGACGGGAAGGAGGTAACGGTATAATGTATGGATATGGAAGAAAACAAGAATACTTCAGTATGGAGAATCCACGAGGAACCCGGGTTTCCCGTATTCAGGTATTCCGGACGGTTCTGTGGAATCCGTCATCTCCTGTGGCGCATCAGGTACAGGAAGAAGATCAAGGAATACCACAGGAGGAACGAGAAGATATTCCAGGACGTCCGCACGGAATGTGAGCGGCTCTGCGAGGAAGCCTTCGCCGACAAGGAGAAATACGGGGAGCGCCCGCTGCTGATCGACTGGGGCAACGGCGTCAGGGTGCCCGTGCCTCTCAGCAGCCCAGATGGCAGATGGGATATCGGTATCAGGGAACTGAAGGACGGAACGCTCGTGCCGGTGGCAAGAGAAATAAAGGAGGGCTGACAATGGAGAAACAGGATCCGTGCATCTGTCTTAACTGTCTGTACAGCGCGCAGCCTGGAGGCTACTTCCCCATCGTATGCGTACAGGGGAAGCGGATCAAGGAGATGTGGCACGAGGTGTACAGCTGCAAACATTTCGAGCCCTGTCCGGAGCAGAAACAGGAACCGGAGCAAGAACCGTGGAAGGTGGCAACGATAGCCGAAGAGTAGAACTAACTGAGTAAAGGCCGTTCCCGCAAAAAAGGTGGGGGTGACACTCCGCAAGAAGCATCGGCGAAGCTGAAACGCCACAAATACAGAGCATATATGTGATGCACGGTCTTCTTATTTTGAATTATAATCATCAAAAAGAGATATTGTATGACAGACAATTTCGAGCGATACGAGGAACTGATAAACCTCAATGGAGGACTGCCGAAGGACAACGAGCATGGCAACCTCGACAAATACTACGTCATTGAGTTGATGCGGCGCGGCAAGGACAATCCCGACCTGCCTGCGGCTAACTATCACTTTCGCAACTACTACATCTATTCGTGGCGCGACCTCGACAAGTACGAGCGCGAAATCAAGGACATTTGCGACTTGCTCAACTTGCGGGCATACTGCTCCGTGAACTACAAACTGATGTCGCAGGTAGCACTCGACACGCTGGCAGAGTCAGCCCGTCGCATCGCCGCCCACGACTACAAGAAGTTCTATTCCATCTTCGAGTCCTGTTCGGGAAAGTATGTTGACAGGAGCAATGCCCGCTGGGTGGTCGATATTGATGAGTACGGCGACGTCAGCAAGGAATATGCCGAGAAACTGCTGACCGAATACATCAACACGATGGAATCGGGCCACGACGTGAATGTCATCTACACCATGCCGACACGTTCGGGTTTCCACTTGATTACCCATCCGTTCAACCTGCAAAAGTTCAACGAGGGCTTCTATGAGAACGTCACGGCCAAGTCGAATATCGAGGTGCCGACTATCAAGAAGAACCACCTGACGCTGCTTTATGAGAACCTTGACAACATCTGGGCTCGTAGGGTAAAAAGAAAGGAGGCTGCAGGTGAGCCGTGACCAGGTGTTCGCCTACGTCAGCCGACGGGGTGAGGAGAAAGTGATAATATTGTAAACGCAAAGAAATTAAAAGGAGCATAGTTATGTCAATTAAAGTCAAGACCAGTTACAACACAGAGGTGCCGACAGTCCACCCCGCACTGGAGGCACGGAGAGCCAAGGATATGTGCGACAGGCTCTACGACCAGAAGGTCGCAGACCATGAGGTAGTCACAGTATCAACCGACGCACTGAGCATGTACGAATACTATGGGCGCAACGTGCTTGGACTCGACATCCACTATTATCTGGAGGACAGCGAAGTGTCGTTTCAGCGCATGTTTGCATCGTTCAACGAGTCGTATGATGTTATTGAACAGTACGGACGCGACATCGATGCAGAGGAGCGTGGAAAGGTGGCGCTGACAGAATGAAGGTATGGATGGCCTGTAAACGGCAGGCCGTAAGGACGGGGTTCGACTCCCCGACATACCACTATGCCTGGCGAGGCAGAAATAGCGGGGAGAGATCCCTATGTGAGTAGCTTTAATGAACAACGTTAAATTTCCATATACGTCCACCAAAGGATGGACGGGCGGGTGAAAATCCCGTTTGGGAGCAACGGAACTGTTTCGGCAGGCGGTTTTGGAAGTCTTGCGGTTTCAGGTGTTCTGGATATAGGCTATGCTATTGTTTGTCCTTCATGGTTATATCAGTCGGTGAACGACGACGATTGGCCGTACTTTGACAGCCGGAACAGACGGCATCCTGCGGTCTCACATCCGCAGGTTTTTTGTGTCCGTATGGATGCAAAAAAACCTGGAGCGCATCACTGCGGTCCAGGCACGGAATGAAAAACCTAATTTCAGTCGTCTATGAGAAAATTTACAATTTATTGATGTTTAACATTACAATTATATTGAAGAAAGTATCTTCTGCTCTTAAGCACCCTCGCCGGATATCGTCTCGACGGTACCGGTCTTGCTACGGTCAAGGGTCGTGTAGGAAATTTGCTTTATATGGAACTCAGCCCTCTCAGACCATCCGTTGAAACGGGCCACCGAGTTCAGGAAGTGCTCGTAGAGCCGCTGCTTAGGGTTCAGCTGCTGCTGCTTCAGGAGGGCCATCTCACGAAGGGCCGTGCCGCCGTTGGAGGCAGCCACCATGGGGACACCAACGAGACGCGGGTCCACGCGCAGGGCGAGGAACTGCGGACTGGTGGAGAGCTCCAGCTCCTCCTTGCCGGCCTTGATGGCATCCTGCTTGGCATCGGCCACGTCGACGATCTTCACGTTGAAGTGCTCGTCGCCCTTCTGGTCTGTCCACATGAACTGGCGCATCATCTTGCCGTTGTTCTCGCGGCGCTGCAGGAACTGCTCCACGCTGTCGTCGAGCTCGTCGATGTACTTCTGCTGGGCGTCCTTGTCGCCGGCAATGCCCTCGTCGCTGAAGACCATCTCAAGGTAGTCAAGGCTGATGTACAGTATGCGACTCCAGGTAGTGGAATTCTCCCTCTGCTTGTACTTGTCATAGAGGATGGTGGCGGAGAAGTCGAAGGCCTTGCTTGTGAAGACGCTCCACCACGCCGGCTGCGGGTAGTACGGCTTGTTGAGACTCGGGAAGAACGTCGGGCAGACCACCCACATGGGACGCTTGTAGGCTGCCGACTTCTGGTTGGAGGTGACGATATAGCGGAGCTCGTGCAGCAGCTGCTGCGGCATGGCTGCCTGGTACATCGTGATCTTCATCGCCTCGGGTGATACGACCTGTGCCTTCTTGGCCCCGAGCGTACGGAAGGAGTCGGAGAAATAACAGTGGTGAATGAAGCGGTTGTCATCCATCTTCTCCAGGCGCGTGGAGTGCGCCGGCAGGAACCCCACCCTGTTGATGACAGGATTCCACAGCCCCTTGCGGCCCCTGTTGGAGAAGCCGACGGTCGGGAAGTAGATGTCGAGCATCACGTCGTCCTGCATGCACTGGGCGATGTGCAGGCTCAGGTTGTTCTCCTCGAGGAACTCCCTGGCGCCGGGGATGTGGGACTTGCCGAGGTCGTCGGTCTCGTCATAGCCGTACCACGTCCTCTCCCACTCCATGTAGAGCTTGTTCCAGTAGTCCGGGCCAAGGCTGCGCGGCATGGAGCTCACGCCCTGCGGCTCCGCGAGCCACTTCTCTTCCTCTGGCAGCTCCTGCATCAGCAGCTCGGACTCCTTCAGCGACATCACGCCGAGCTCGGTCATCACGAAGTCGCCCATGAGCGGGGTATGCTTGTCGTCCCCTACACCAACGCTCACGCCGGGGAGCACGATATCGTTATCCTCCTCCTTCTTCTTCTCCAGCTGCTGCAGGATCTTGTAGCCGGCATCGCGGAAATCGTCAAGCGTGCCGTCGGGGAAGCGGTACATCAGGCTCGGGCCGAGACCGGTGGTCAGGTCGGCGAGATAGGCCAGCGGGGCTGCCGTATAGGGGCTTGACTGGGCCAGCGGCGGGATGACGCTCGGCGTGGCGTTGTTCGGACCCCACTTCACGTAGCCAAGGCCAAGAGCGGTCTTGCCGTCCTTGTCGAACACATCTGTCACGGTGTTGTCACGCTCGTCGAACGCCCAGGCCACCTGTGCAAGGGGACCGTTGCTCCACGCGCCGCAGCCCATGGCTCCGGCCATGTCCGCCGCCTCGGTGGTGGCAGGGTCGCCCATGGCCAGGGAGACGTCCCTCACCCTGCCGGACTTCAGCAGGTCGATAGCGACGAACCTTTCGGCGTTCAACTGGCGGTTCAGCTTGTTGAACTCGCTCTGTGTCTTCGGTCTCAGGACAGGGACCTGAGAGTTATTCTTTGACTTTCCCATACGTCTTTGAGTCGTTATTATTCATGCCTGCAATATAGCGCGTCCGCGCTGCAAAAGCAAGGGCAGACAAGAATTGCTAAACATCGTCGAAGGCGGAGAAGCCCGTCAGCGGCAAGGTGATCAGCCGGTCGTTAAGACCGACGTCGAAGCCTTTCTGCTTCAGGCGGCGCACCACGTCGACGACATCGGCCTTCCGGCTGAGCTCGCAGCAGAAGCCCTCGGAGCTGACCGACAGGTTCACGACATTATGGAGCGTCTCCGTCTTGTTACGGTCATGTACGATCACTATCATGACGTCATTCTTTTAGCGTTATGCCGAAATACTTCTCCAGGAACTCCCGGTATTGGGGGGGGTAAACTGGACAATGCGCCTGTGGTCCTCCCACGCCTTCTGCTTCTCGAAGAAGACCTCGCGGGTGAACCACTCGTACACGTCGGAATACTTCTGCACCTGCGCGCCGCCGGGGTGGCTGTCGAGATACTTCTGGGCCGCACGGCAGTATGCGCGCACCATACCAGGAACACGTCGGAAGTAGTCAAGTCGCTTCTCATAGTAGGCCAGCGGGCAGCACATGCAGCCGAGACGGCGCTTCGGGTCGATGGTGCCGTCATCGCGGTAGTAGAGCGGATGGATCCTGATGCCTCGTTCCTCGATGAACTCCACCACGTCATCGTCAGTCCAGTAGAGGATGGGGTAGAACGCTTCCACACCCTGCTTCTTCTTTCCCTTGCCATAGACCCTGCACTCGGTCGTCTCCTGGTAGTTCTTGTTACGGTCGGTACTCTCGCACTTGCGTATGCCCTGTATGGAGCGGTCGAGCACCTTGTACTCCTTCAGGATGCCGCAACACTTGTAGCGCTGATGTCTGTTAGGCATACCCTGCTCCGCTATCAGCTGAAAAAACGTTTTCTTCGGGCGGATGATCTCAGCGCCCTGTTCCTCGGCGTGCTTGATGGTGCCAGGCGGGTCAATACTCGTGTTCTTGTAGATGGCTCGGTATTTGATGCCGGCCATACGGGTCAGCTCCAGGATCACGTCGGAGTCCTTGCCGCCTGAATAGGCCACCTCCACCACACTGCCGTCAGCCCCTGCAGACCTGATCAGCTTGACGGCCTGCTCCACCTTCTTCTGTAATTCCTCTCTCATAGTCCGCTCTTTTTATCATACCTGTAAAGCAGATACGCAAAGACGATCCATATAGCCATGACCCCCGTCATGAGCAGTCCGCCTGTCATGTTGCCGGTCAAGAAGTCATAGACGGCGAACACGATGCAGAGGAAGATGGCTGCCCCGAAACGGATCATGGCGTTTATCAGATGGTGTTTCATAATGTCTGTTAATTACTTTTTGTCGAACAGTTCCCGGAGGACCCGCTCGATGTTGTTGATTGAACCTGCGAAGAAGCCGAGTATCAGCGAGTAGCCGACGACCTGCCGGCAGGACATGTCCGGCTCTGCATAGCCCAGGAAAACCACGAATATGAGGGTATATATGACTATGCTGAAAACGTTGTCGAGAAACCTAAGCAGATACTTCATCTCTTCCTGCGTTTTTTGTTCTTTGTCTCCGGATGGCGGTTTGCGTAGATCTTCAGGGCGGTCTTCCTGTCGCGCGCCATGATATACTCGCCCCTGACAAGAAACTCGTGCTCCGACATGTTGACGGGGTTCATCTTGTGCAGGCGGCGCTTGCGGTCGATATCGTCCTCGTTCTTCCAGGGATCCTCGCCGATGCCGGAGTCGTGAAGCCCCGGAGCCATGCCGGCAGCTCCCGCCATCATCAGCGTGGCCATCATCAGTCTTCCTATCTTGCTCATACGCTCAGTCCTCAGGATTGACAATTACCCAGTCTTCCGAAAGCATATCCACTTGTGTAGCATTCCAGCCGTTGACGATGGAGCCGTCAGCTGCCTTCATGCAGATGTACTGGGTGAAGAACCGCTCGCCCTCGGCGTTGGGATGCGCCTTGACCCACTCCTTGAAGTTGTAGGGCAGCGACTTCACCGTGTCGATGATAACCCCGTCCTTCAGCAAGTCGAAGGGTCGCATGAATAGGAACATCCCTTTTCCGTTCCATCCCTGGCGAGCCACGAGGAACCCGTGCTTCAGCGAGCCGATGGCCTGTCCGAAGGTGCCCTCGCAACCCTCCTGTAGCCTCTCCATGGACTGTGCGCCTGCGACGTAGCAGGTCTCCATGTCTCCGCGTGTATACTTGCCGTCAAAGCCGGCGTTCTCTTTCTCTTTTTGCTTCTCTACGGCCTGGATGTACTTCTCGGCCATTTCGTCAAAGTTCTGCATATTGCTTGATGTTTTTAAATGACACTTTGTTTTTGGATGGTGATCCGCGGGTTGCCGTCGGCATACCTCACGGCGCGGTCGTGGTCGAAGAAGCAGCCGACGATCATCTTGAACGTCCCGTCGTCGTGCCTGAGCACGCAGATGTATACCTTCTTAGGCTTCTCCGCCGACGGGGCCTCCATCGCCTTGCGGAACTCCATCACCAGCTCCACCGCGCCTTTCTCGCGCAGGATCTCCCCGCCGTATTCCCGCAGCCAGGCGCACGCCTTCTCGACCATGGTCTTGTCGGCATACCTGGCGACGTCGTGCGCCAGGACGGTGGCGGTCGTCTTCGGGAACACCATCAGGGTCTTCCTGTCAACCTTCTCCAGGAGACGGGTGACCTCCTTCTGAATCTCGTCCTGCCTGCTCATAATATATTATCCTCCTTGACATAGAGGTTCCACACTCCTGTCCTGTGCAAGGCGTTCGCGCCGTAGATGCGGTACTTCACCTCGTAGTACTTGAACTTCCCGTCCTCCGTGTAGAGGATCAGCCTCTCTTCCGGCAGCGGCGCGTCGCAGATCCACAGCGTGGCCAGGAGGGTGTCCTTCTCCTTGCCGGGATCCTCGCTGATGAGCCATACGTAGGCCTTCTGCTTGCCTTCCGGTATCTTCTCGAAAGAAATCGACGCCGGCGTGGGCTTGATTTTACTTTTTCCCATATTCACTCTCTTTCCTTTTTGATTCTATTCAGTGCTGTTTCGTAATAGTCCCTGTCCAGCTCGAAGCCGATATAGTGCCTGCCTTCCTGAAGTGCGGCGACCGCCGTGGTGCCGGAGCCGATGAACGGGTCGAGAATTACCCCCCCCCTCAGGCTGCTGTTCACGATGAAGTTCCGTATGATCTGGCAGGGCTTCACCGTGGGGTGGCGGAACTCGATGTTCTCCTGCTGGTTGCGGAGCGTGGTGTAGAACGTGCGCTTCGTCTCGTAGGAGCCGTAGAGCCTGACGCCCTTCTCCCTGAAGAACAGGATGAACTCCGTGTCGGAGAGGTACTTGTTCCCGCAGGCGGGGATCGGGTTGGTCTTGTGCCAGGAGAGCAGGTTCCAGTTGCAGCCGCGCCACATGACGAAGTAGTCCAGGTACCGCTGTATCTGTCTCTGCGAGCAGAACACGTAGATGTTGATCTTCTTCATCACGCGGCAGAGCTCGTCGAGGATGCGCGAGTCGAAGCCGTCCTTGATGCCGCCGAGCCGGTCCATACCCTTACGCGTGCCGCGTGCGTTGTAGTGGTTCGCGGCCGGGTCCCCGTTCTTCGACCAGAAGCCGCCACCCTGGTTCTCTATCAGGTAGGGCGGGTCGGTGATGACCAGGTCGACCGAGCCGGAGGGGATCCTCTTCATCCCCTCCAGGCAGTCGCAGTTGTAGATCGTGTCGAGACCGGCAGTCATCACTTCGTCTCGGGCTCGTCGTCCTTCACGAACTTGCTGATCACGCTGATGGCCAGGCCGGTGACGGCGGTGATGATACCGTTGGTGGTGGCGGCAGTGGTCGGCTCGCAGAAGTAGCTCACACTTGCGACGGCTGCCGTCGAGACGGCAGTGATCATCGCGCTCACGTAGTTGAATGTCTTCTTGCTCATAATGCTTTGTGGTTTTAATAATGATACATGGCCGTAAGAAAATTACGGCGTTATTTCTCGTTCTTCTTCTCCTGCTCCTGGTACTCCTGCCGCATGCGCAGGATGGCGTGGTTGCGGGCGGTGTTGCCAAGGACGGTGATGACGTTACGGATGACGGCGGGCTCTTTGGACTGCTTATTGGCCACGAGCAGGAACTCCTTCCAGATGTCCTCGTGCCTCTGGTAGCCGAAGCGCCGGCCGAACACCTCGTAGTCGTTCTTCTCGTTGTAGCGGTTCCCGTACTTGGCTCGCGACCTCTCCATGTAGCTCTTCACGTCGTTGCCGGCCTTCCTCACTCCCTCGATCAGATACTCGTGCGGTATCTCGACCATCTCCTGTGTCTGGTTCTTCTCTAACATAACTTATTTTTAATTTTTAGCTCGGTTGTCTCCATGGGTGCAATATACGGTATGTTGGAAACAAACGCAAGGGCAAAGTGGTGAATTGAAGATTTTAACAGGGAAATGTTTGGAAGTTAGAGGAAAATTTCCTATCTTTGCAGCCGGAATTAAAAGATATACGATTATGAATACGACGATTTTCAAAGAGATGAGTTTCCGTCACCCAATCATTTTAATTGATAGAGACGATGGAAACAAGAACAAAGCTTTGGAGACGGAAGCACGGCTTCCGCGTGTTTAAGGCCCGCATGGTGCGCCTCGCATCCTGCGAGCAGAGTTATCGACTGATGGACGGCAGCGTGCATGTGCCCATGCGCTGGTTTGAACTGGCAAGGGAACACTGGACCGTCCGCTACCGCTCGACGGGTACGCCCTGCAGCTGTCCGTTATGCCGCGGCGAGGAGTACGACCGAAAGGCGTATAAACGGGAAACCCGCCGCATGATCAGTGAATCGGAGGAATATATGTTAGACGATCCAACCTTTATGACATGTAACTTTTAAGAAATAGCATTTCGTCACCGCCGGTCCGTGATGGATAGGCGGTTTTTTACATGGCTTAATTGTTAAAAGAGACAGTCGTGCTTTTAGCATTGATTGACCTTCATGATAATTAAATTTGAGCATTTTGTCGCCGCCTGTCCGTGATGGATGGGCGGCTTCTTTTGGGGTTAAATTAAGTGAAATGTTCGGGAAAAGTTTGGAAGTTACGGGGAAGTTTCCTATCTTTGCAGTGCTTAAATACTTGTGCGGTACTGTTGATGCCGCCACTGAATGGTGGCATTTGTTGTATCCGTAAGAATGGAAGGAACCCCAATCGGGGCGGTAACCGCGTCGGACATCCGAAAGGATCCGGTGGCTTAGCACAAGTGGCCATAGCAGCGCGTAGTTTCCGCCCCGTGTTTTTGCTAAAAGAAACTTGTGAATTATGGGAAAGGTTACACCGGTATCGGATGATGAGCTTCGCGCAAAGGCTGCAGAGTACGATGTGCTGAGCGAGTTTCGCAAAAAGGAAGAGTCTGCCTATGTGCTGATTCATAGAAGGGGACTCTTGAAAGAACTGTGCGGTCACATGAAAAGAGGCCTACGGTCGTTTCCTAATGATAAACTGGCAGAGATAGCATTGGGATATAATAACCGATTGGAGTTCAGAACCAAGAACCGCCCTGCCTATTTCGCGGCAATAAGACATGGGATTCTTGATGATATATGTAAACACATGGATCAGTCGAGGGTAGTGAACGGATATTGGACGAAGGAACACTGTCGCGAGGAAGCCTTGAAATTCAAGACAAGGTCAGAGTTTCATAACCACTCTTACGCATACCAGATTGCAGAGAAGAACGGTTGGCTGGACGAGATCTGCAGTCTTATGGTTACGCGAGGCAACTGGCAGAAACGGAAGATATACGTGTTTACTTTCTCCGACGGATATGCTTACGTCGGACTTGCACAGGATCCCGACGAAAGACGAAGGAAACATCTGTCGGGAAAGGACAGTCATTCTCCTATACTTCCGCACATCAAAGAGACGGGTGCGACATGTGAGTTCTCCGTGCTGACGGACTGGCTTGACAAAGACGCTGCCGGAAAGGCGGAGGACAGATACATCAAGCAGTACGCCGCCGACGGGTGGAAGATGCTCAACAGAAGAAAAGGAGGTGCCCTCGGTTCACCGAAGTTCTGGAGATACACAGAGGAGAAAATACGGGAGGAAGTTTATAAATATGAGTATGTCGAAGACTTCCGCAATGGTTCGCGGCGCCTCTATAATTACATCCTCAGCAACAAGCTGTTTGACAGATACTGCTCACACTTGAAGCGGAGGAAGAAACCGACGGAAACGTGGACGATAGAGCAGGCTATAACGGTAGTGCATGAGTGCAGTACAAAGACCGGACTTCTCAAAAAGTACCGCCCGGCATACAAGGCATTAAAGCGGGCTGGACTGATTGAAAAGTTCTATCCAGCCAACGCCGTCCCCGAAAAGGTCTGGACTTTGGAGAAAAGTCTTACGGTCGTACCGCTTTGCAGTTCTCGCTCAGAGCTGATGAGAAAGTATTCGTGCGCCTATGAGACGCTAAGGAAGGCGGGCGCGCTTGACGATATCCTTCCCTCGAAGAGAAGTCTACCTGAAGATGTGCATCTGTCCCGTATATCAGAATGTGGGTATCGTAAAGAACTACAAAGGAAATACCCTGGCACTTACTCTTGGGCGAGGACAAACGGATTGCTCGATAAGTATTTCCCGAAATAACTAAAATTACTTCGGAATTATCAGGTGATGGTATCTGCCCCTGAGCGATCCACCAAGCTTAGATCGGCCGGTGACACCGTGGTACTTTACGCCTATAACCAGGTCGTCGAAAGCGTCAGTAATGTCTGTACGTGTACGGGGGTCGCCGCCAAGGCTGTCCTCGTCGGTTGCCTTCAGTTTTTCCCTCGACTTGTCCTTCTTGAAATTCGCAAGGACACCGCACTGTTCCAAGGCTGGAATCAAATAGTCATTACGCCCAGGGTCTTTGCAGATCCTAATCTTCGGCGACTGTGCGCCAGACATCAGGTCGGCCATCAGCTGGTACTTCACACTGTGCAGCAGAGGGGCTCCCGTATCAACGGCAGTAACCTTAAAACCGAGATTTGTCAGTTCCTGTACCACCACGCGGTCGAAGCGGTTGTCGGCTCCGTCCTCGACAGCGTACGCCGTCGACGCTCCCTGTTTTACCGTGGCCGTGAAATACAGGCTGACTTCCTTGCAGCCGCGATAAAGGAAAGGTCTGTATATCTGTGCGAAATCACGACAGAGGGCACGCAGCTTGCGCTCGTTCATTACAAAGAGCGAACGCTGCACCAGAAGCTCATCGCCGACCAGCTGGCCGACCACGAAACACGACAGGTTGGCATTAGCGTCAAAGGAAAGCAGTAGTGGGAGATCCCACCGTATGTCCATGTCGTACTCACAGGTATCCTCCTCACCGATACGCCCCAGCTCTTCCACGTCGAGCGTCTCCGTCTCATACTTGGTCGGGTATCGCTGCGCATCAAGCGTTACGCCCTTCTTCTTGACCGTAAACTTGTCGACAAGCATGGAGTAGCTGTCGCCGTAATCCCTGCTGTATTGTTCCTCGGTATAACCATGGACGCTTTCAATATCCAGATTACAATAGAACCCGTCCTTGGCAGCACCCTTCTCCGCACCAA